GGTTGAGTTTGTGACCAAAAGGTAAGAATACCAATTAGCACTGACAGAGCGACTATCGCTGATGCGATGAAGTAGGCACTCTCTTGTTTAGTTAGATCCGGCATGTGTTTCCTCTCCAGTTATTAGTTGAATGGCGTGACTTACAGGTGTTTCGCATGTGCATGAGATTTGTGTTTCAAGGATTTCTAGAATGCGATTTCTCTCAGCTGTGCGACCTAACCCGAATGCTGTGTTGGCTATGATTGCAGCCTTTTCAGCAACTTGGTCAGCATGCTTTTTAGACATCTCATGACTCATGCTTTCCTCCAGATTCGAGCTAGTCGTCCTGATGCGGTGGTTGTCGTTCCTATGACATGCACTAAACCTAAATCGTGTAGTTGCTTACGTGATGTTCGGATGTGTTGGTCACTGGCTTTAGGTGCCTGGTTGATGTACATGAGGTTCCTGTACGCGTCACACAGTTCTGGGTCTGTCATGGCAGATAGTTCTAATAGTTTTAGTACCACTGTTTTGACTGACACTGTTCTGGATGTTGCGATGCTTGCAGCTGCGAGATGTGATGTCACTGGATCGTTGTGTCTTGCGTGCATCATCTGTTTTTCCAAGCTTCTTGGATTGCTGCACCTAACCAGAGTACGACTAGGACACCTGTGAGGATGTTGCCGATTTGTGGTTGGGTTTGTTGCAGTTCTAGAACGTATAGCAGTCCTAAAACTGACATGGCGGTTACTAGGTATTTTGTCATTTGTTGTCCTCTCATTTGACAGTCCCTTGTGGACATTTAGACGATAACAGAGTACGCGCGTTATTTCTATCGTGTCGAGACGATTGTTTACCTAATTGTTACCATCATCGTAATCGGGCTCTGGTGGCTCGTACAGGGCACTAAACCCTAAACTGACCTGAGTATCGGATGTAATAGTTCCATCGGCTCTAGACGGCTCTGGTGGCTTATTTGAGTGTTTATGTGTCCTGCGCCAAGATTTCACTAACTGGATTGCATCTCGGTCGTCAGTTTCAAACTCTGCTCCACAGGAACACACTTCACGGATCATTGTTTCTTGGTAACCCAGATTTCCACGCCATTATCCCCTGGCACTTCGCTGTAAACCTTATGCGCCTCGATGGAAACTATTTGACCGTCATTAGAGATAACACCAGAGATTTGTAATGCATCCCCGATACCCCTCAAGAGCTTGTCAAGGTCAGGCATAGTGTTCGGGTACTGTCTTGAAACAGATTTAGGTCTAGGCATGTAGAACGTGCAGTGCAGTGAGACTGGACCCAGTAACGTCTGATGGTTATTTTCCATAAACGAAACCTTTGCAGCCATCACTACACTTTCACGCCATTCAGGTAACTTCTTTGATGATTCCCACATGACAACGTGCCCATTGACTACTCTTGCAGTTTTGGACCCTTGAGGTGCAGGGTCACCGTAGACACGAATGTGCATGATCTAGAACGGTGGGTTCTGGTTTAGTTCTGTGACCGGTGGAGTGTTCCATGCATCAGCTGCTGAGGTGTTGTTTAGTGGCACTGCATGAGTATCAACTTTGAATGTCACATTGTTGAGTGAATGCTCGACTACCTGGTATGTAGTTCCATCCTTTTCGAATGACCCAGCCTTGGTTCCTAGATCACCTGTAAATGTAACGACATCATCTTTGACGATAGAGCTTGGAACATCTAACCACATAGTCCACTGACGCTTTTTAGTAACCTGCTCGCCTTTGACTGTGATTTGGAATGTTTCCCAACCTGAGACAACTCTGCCTCTGTAATCGCCATTCTCAGCGACCTTGCTAACTACGATTTGGACCTGTACTTTTGCCATGTTATCCACAGCCTCTCTCTTAATAATTTCTTTTGTTTTTATATTGTTTTTTATATTGTTTATTAAGTGACATTAGTGTCACCGTATTGTGTCCCAGATGTCACCGTTTGATACCTTAGATGTCACCGTTTGATACCTTGGATGTCACGTGTGTCGAAGTTATCCACAACCTCGAACTTAGGGACATAATCGTCAAATCTGCGATGCCAAATATCAGCTGCACAATCCTCTGGACATGGAACTTCCACCCAGTAACGATTCGTTTTGTTTCCACCATAGCTCTTACCACTATGACGATCTACTAACAGTTCCCCAGATTCCTCTAGGACTGCTAAAGCTCTAATTACCTGTCTCTCAGATACACCCGAATACATTGCTAATCGAGAGATTGATGGCCATGCACCCTCATCCCAAGTTTCAGACATGTGCCAGGCGATACCCAGCAAAACTAATTTAGTTGTGCCCGAATGATGTGAATGATGTAAAACGGATGCGACACTACTTGCCGACATAATTGACCTCTCTCGATTGTGCTGTAAGGATTCTAATGGCAGAGGTGGTTCTGCCCTTGCACTCCATTGAGTGTAGTCCCTGATAGGTTCCTCTCACCTGTCGGGGACATCTCACTTCTTGAGACCCTTAGCCAAGTCCTCGATTTGTTTCAACAAGTCAGGTGTAACTCCACGTGTAGCCTTAGCACGCTTATAAACGCCTCGTAGAGCCTCAATGTCGCCATTCTCGAACTCTAGATGCGCCAAGGTTATAAAGTCCTCAGTAGGCTGTGGAGCCTGTTTTGGTGGTATCTCATTCTTAGACGCGATGCGCTTAGTATCTGATGCCAGAACAGCGACAATTGCTCGTCCCCATGCTGAGGTCTCAGCGTTCATAACTTCCGAATCACGTTTAAAACTGGACGTACCAGGTACCGGTTCCCAAGCTGTGCCATGACCAGGAGTGAGATCATCAGGAGTCCTGTAAGCAGCAGCAGTATAGACAACCCAAGACTTACCAGCAAAGTCAATAAATTGAAGGGAAACTTGTTGTAAAGACCCATGCGGGTATGCCTCCTTAAACTTCTTTAGCCTTTCAGCCACATCAACGTAATCATCCATGAAACCCATTTGTTATCCTCTCTTGAAAACAATGTAAGGTAAGCCAGTTCCTCTAGCTTGTAGGGATAGGACCTTATCGCCTTGATAGGTTCCAACTTTGATTCCATCCATCAGGTGCAGAACTTTAGATTTTAGTAATGTGAACTGTTGCTCTGTTTCCTCGGATAATTCTTTTGCTCTGATTAGTTGCGGGTATAGTTCACCAAGTTCGATGTCACCATCGTGGATGTGTTCACTGAGTGTTCTAACAGTTTCGTAAGTTGATTGAGATCCATCCCAGTCAGGTGGAGTTAGGTTTTGAATAGCACCAAGGAATAAGTACGCCTTAGCGACAAGCTCTTGAGCATACTCAGGGTCGTATTCAATTTCATGCTCGACAAGTTCACCGTTAGCAACAGCAACCAAGATTCCTTTTTTTAGTCCTAGAACGTGCATGTACCACATAACTTGGTCTAGATAGTGCGGTGGCAGTTCATTCATCGGGTTACGCGAGAACTTGATTTCAAGAATGCCTAGTGATCCATCAGCCCATTCAATAATCGCATCAGGGTTAGCCTTGAACTGTGGTTCTAAGGCACTAGCCCAAGTACCTGTGTTATGAGCTGTGAGCCATTCAGAGTTCTCTTTGACCCATAGGTCTTGAATCGGCTGCTCGAATGCTGTGCCCAGTTTCATAGCCATGGATGGACCGTTAGAGTCTCGAGGCAATTCCCCCAAGTACTCGTAATAGGCAGTGTAGGCAGAACGCCAAGGATTGTGTCCCATAAGAGACCCAACTAATGAACCAGCAACACCCTTGCGAGCCTCATGCCATTCATCTGAATCGTGTTCGAAGTAGCCTAAAAGTTTCCCATGGCCGAGCTTCTCTATTTGGTGGTCAATAGTCATGCTTTTAGCATAGTGAACTATTCAGACTTTGGAGAGTTTCCTAGTGTGTCTTTAGGGTTTAGCAGTCTGATGATTACTGGCACGAATGAGATCCAAACAGTGTTAGCCACGATGGTCCAGTCCCCTGAATCGAATGATGTAGGGATTTTACCGATAGCAAATACTGCGGTCAGTGTTGTCGCCAATAGTGAGCGTAGATAAGAGAGTGCGATTTCTTTCATTATTTCTTTCCTAATTTTGGTAGCCATAACAGAGGGTCCTCTACTGGCATGGATGCTAAGTTTTCAGTCTTGCCACACATGAAGTGCAGATGAGGTCCAGTTGATACACCAGAGTTTCCTGAATGTGCGATGATGTCGCCTTGCTTAACTCTTTGACCCTCTTTGACCTCAGTCTTGTCGAGATGGCAGTAAGCGAAAACTCTAATCTTGTCAGCTGTGACATAAGTCCTAAGTTCGACCACGTGACCTAAAACTTTAGATTCATACACGCGGACTATTGTGCCTTGACCAACAGCCTTGAGCGGTGTGCCTTTAGGGATGCTGTAATCAACTCCACGATGAGGACCTAAACCCAATGCAACACGTGTTTCGTTACGAGTCCCAAATAGGTCGTTGATGTGTGCCGGTGATACTGGATGGATAAGGGTTGTCATTAGATGTTGGCTAACTCAGCCTCATGTACCTGGATAGCAGATGCAATTACAGCGATGTTAGCAGTCGCCTGATCTATAACTTCCTGATTGCCTAGAGCCTCAGCAGACTTTAGGTTTAGTTCATTCTGATAGCCCTCAAGATTTAGAGCTTGAATGCGCTCAGTTAGCAGCTGTGCTTTTACTTCTGGCGATACGTTAAATGTCATTTGATTTCCTTACGTTGGGATGTTATCTAGGATAGTCGTTTCAGCTCCTGCTGCACCTGCACGAACAACAAGTTTTAGCGTTCCAGCGTTAGTGCCATCACGGAAATAAAGACGTGCAGTGTTTGCACCTGGATTAGTTGTTGCAGTAGTTTCTCTAACTAAGGTTAGTTCACCGCCAGAGTTTCTTGTTCCTAAAATAAATTGATTACTTGCAACAGCATTTGACAAACTTGGTA